TTAACGGATCAACATCCAGATCAGCAGACACGCCACCACCGGCACAGCAAAATCCATCAGGCTTGTCACATCCCACGCGCGCGGATCAAAACCGCCCCACCACGGCATATTCATTCGCTTGCCATGCCCGAACATTTCGATCCAGCGATATTCTGCCTGGGTGTGTTCACGCGCAATGAAGAACGTACAACCGGCTATCGCTCCGTAAGCCCAGTTTCCGGTAAAAAGACCAACCAGTGTTTGCGCAGCCACAGCACAAAGTGCATGAAGTAAGGGGCTTATATCCATTACTCCTCCTTTATCCGATATCGCTTCGGGAAACGGATAACAACTTTAATTCTGACTCAAGTTCATCAACTCTTTCAGTCAGCTTCTGGATATGGTGAATCAGTGGAACAACCAGACGTTCGTACATTACACCTTCGGCAACAAGGCCATTGCTGGAAATAGCTTCCGGTGCATCATCTTCGTTAGCTGGTCGCCAGTGTACAAACTGAGGGGCAATTTCTCCTACTTCCTCGGCAATCAATCCGTAGAATCCCCAGTCACGCCTGTCATTTTCGCATTGTGACCTGTACCACACAGGGCGCATCCTGAAAATGAGATCGGCGTGCTCTGAATCTATTGTCTCTACTGAATGTTTATAGCGGATAGACGATGTTGACCGCAGCACAGACGAAATTGCGGGGTCAGGATTAAGATAAAGGTTTGCCGCCGCTGTAGTCGTGCCCAATCCCCACAAATAAAACGCTTCACGGCCAGTCAACGGGTAAAAATCTCCACCATAACGACCGCTTTCCAGAGCGTTCACTTCCAGTTTGTTTTTCAGCTTATTATCAACTTCAGTTTTTGTGTATCTGGTGCTGATATCCTGCTTTGCACTGGTCATATCAGCCTGAAGCGTTGATACTTTTCCGTTAATTGAGGAAATATCTTCCTTGGCTTTACTGACATCTCCCTTTAACGTGGTGATGTCTCCTGGAATTACTGTCGATGTAGCCATTTGTCTCCCTCACATCCAGCCACGAAGTTGATGTTCAACTACAACCGCGTATTCATCGAATATTGACGATTTTTTTGCATCATTAATGATGCGCACGTTTACATAATATCCATCTTCCTTAACACATACCGGTTCGCCATCTTCAGTCAGTTCTCCGGTTTCTTTGTACACGTTACCTATCACGTCAATAAGAATATCATCCTGCATCGACTCGTCATCATAATAGCCAATGCTATCCATAAAGGCCGAAAAGTCGGCCCTGTCTGCAAATTTGAGTGTTAAATCTTTCATTAGATTGACTCCCCCATCTGAGCATCAGTCAATGCCTTGTGCCATATTCTGAAATTCCTGACATGACCAAATAAATGACGCAACCCGGCTGTAGTCTGGCCTCCAATACGGATAATTGCGGAGTTCTGAATATAGGACCATGTGGCTTTCTTTTCGCTGGATATACGCCCGTTACTTACTGAGCACGTAGACTGATCTGACTTTACACGCATCCCCATAACCATTTTTTCAAGCGATGCGTTTTCGTTTACCCGTCTGTTAGCCAAACCTATATCACAATAAGGAAATCCGTCGTAATCTGTTGAACGACCGAAGCCAAGAATAATAGCCGCTCCGGTTTGATGACCGCCGGTATCAAAAACACGCGGTGCTGCATTTGGCGTTTTATACCAGTTCTTATGTACCTCACAAAGAACCGTAAAAGGAAGATTATAAAGGTTATTCTTGATTGGGACTGTCACCATATCGCTTGCGCGAGTGCTTGCAGTTATATCAGTTACAATAAATGACGAAGCACTTGATCCACCTTCCACTTGTGGAGTTGCGATATCCAGATAGTCTCCAGATGCTGTACCTGAACCTTTTACAGGAGCGTATTGAACCATCGCACCAATCATGCTCTCTGTATCTAGTGCATTAATTGTAGCCTGATAGAAAATCCAACCAGTAACCTCATCTTTTACAGCCTTTGCAATAATACGGTCTGCAGCAGTACCAGTTTTATCAATTACAAGTGTTGATAAATTGAGGTAAGCATCTCCCAAAAAAGTGTAAGTATAACCATCATGGTGTTCAAATCTTAAACGACACCTTATATTTTCAACATCACTTCTTACACGGCATGAAATGGTCACATATTTTTCATCACCTGTGACATCAAACCCTTTACTGCCAGAAATCGTTACGATATTAATAGCACTTGTCTGACCAATAAGAGTATCTTTTACAGTAAATCTCCCATAAGTAAAATTAAAAGAATCCGTGGATATTTCTGTGAGTTCCAGATTGCCTGACTTATTCCATTTAGATGGATTTGTTGAATTAAGCAGAAGATTAGTTCTTTGCCCCTCAATAAGCAGGCCATCACGTTCAAATCGTGGCTCATCAATGGCAGCCTCTGTCAGCACACCAGATTTGTTAATATAGGTTGCTTTCGATGCACGTTTAAACTTAACAATCTTGTCGCCAGGCATCGTTATTTCGTCGTCACCAATAACAATCTTTTTATATGATGGCGAAAAGCCCGTAATCATATCCAGTGAATCGTTAAACGGTATCCACACATCAGGCAGCGGCTGTAAGACATATTTATACGGATCTGCTGCCTGGCTTGCATACTCTCTGGCTGCGTCTTCACTTGCTTTTGCAGCGGTCTGGCTTGCAGCGGATGCTTTCGCCGAGTTCGCCGCTGCAGTCTCGCTTGTCTTTGCATTGGTTTCACTGGTTTTTGCTGCTTTTTGACTGTTGGCTGATGCAGTGGCAGAAGCAGCCGCCGCGCTTGCAGAACCAGCTGCAGCACTCTCGCTTTGGGCTGCTGCATCCTGACTGTTTTTCGCCGCAGTTTCGCTGGCTTTGGCATTCGTTTCGCTGGTCTTCGCTGCCGTCTGGCTGGACTTTGCGTTAGTTTCACTCGTCTTCGCAGCTTTCCGGCTGTTAGCCGCAGCAGTTGCTGATCCAGCTGCTGAAGTCGCAGAACCGGCTGCCGCGCTCTCGCTTTGGGCTGCTGCAACCTGGCTGTTTTTTGCCGCAGTTTCACTGGCTTTGGCATTCGTTTCGCTGGTTTTCGCTGCCGTCTGGCTGGACTTTGCGTTGGTTTCGCTCGTCTTTGCGGCTGTCTCGCTATTTTTCGCGTTGGTTTCTGATTTTTTGGCTGCTGTCGCGGAGTTTGCCGATGCAGTCTTTGAGGTCGCTGCCGCCTGTGCGCTGTTAGCTGCATTCGTTTCTGAGGTTTTCGCCGCGTTCTTCGATGATGCCGCTGCAGTTTCGGATTTCTTTGCCGCCGCTGCGCTCTGAGAGGCGGCTTCAGCGTTGCGTGCCGCTTCTTCCACCATCTGCTCAAAGCGGCGCAGTGCCTCCGGTCGGACATCATCCTCCGTCATGGCACCGAGAAAATCATTCAGCGTACCTGGTCTGGAACCTTCATAGACGGTAATGGTCCCGGCATGTGAAGGCGGAAAACCTTCAACCAGCAGGGTGACGCTGTACTGACCATGCTCAACATCCATGCTGTAACGTCCGGCTTCATCCGGATTTTCAGAAGCCACCGTGTTCACCAGTACCGTGGTGCTGTTACGCTTTGCCTTCAGTTGAATAGTGCAGTTCTGTATTGGTTTTCCCGCACCATCTTTCAGCACACCTGAGATTTTTACTGCTGCCATATCCACTCCACAATAAATATCCTCCGGCATAGCCGGAGGTTTTTCAAATGCGCCTATAAGGCTCTCTTACCAGCCGCGCCCTAACAGGCGCACACGATCTGACATTTGCATCCAACTTCGTTACTTACGGCCCGTAAACGGGCTGCCCGGATAGGGAATCGATAACTGCTCTCCCATTTTATCCTCTTCAAGCTGGTGCTTTATGTAATCCTGTATCTTCGCCGTGTTCTTACCCACCGTATCGACGTAGTACCCTCTGCACCAGAACTCCCTGTTCCTGTATTTGAATTTCAAATCACCAAACTGCTCGTAAAGCATCAGACTGCTTTTCCCTTTCAGATATCCCATAAAGCCGGATACGCTCATTTTGGGCGGGATCTCCACAAGCATATGGATATGATCTGCACAGCATTCAGCTTCCAGAATCCGTACACTTTTCCACTCACACAGCTTTCTCAAAATACTGCCTATTGCTCTACGCTTCTCTCTGTAGAACACCTGTCTTCGGTATTTTGGCGCAAAAACTATGTGATATTTACAGTTCCATCGGGTGTGCGCTAAGCTCTTTTCGTTCCCCATTGGGACCCCCTTTTGATTTCTTGTTTGACACTTGCAGTTGCCAGACCGCAAGGTGTTTTAACAAATCAAAAGGGGTTTTAATAACTGGCTTAAAGCTGAAAGCTTTCCGGAACCCCCAGCCTAGCTGGGGGTTTTCTGTGCACAAAAAAGCCCGCCTGAACCGGCGGGCTGTCATAACACTGTGTTACCTGGCTAATCAGAACTTATAACCGACACCCACGATGAAACCGTCAGTGCGCCAGTCGCCACTGCCGGAGCCTTCATAAGCAATATCAATGGCCACGGATTCGGTCGGGTTAAACTGCACGCCAGCTCCCCACGCCAGAGACGTGTTGCTGTGGCGATCGTCATCACTTCCGGTCAGCACATCGTGCGTTTTCCCCTTGTTGTCAGTTACGCGGAGATAATCCCCGGAGAACGTCGAAACACGGCTGTAAGCCACACCTGCCATCGCATAAGCACTGAACCATTCATTCACGCGTACAGATGGCCCCGCCATCATGCTGAACCAGCGGTTACGCACTGAATCTTCATGCCAGCGGGTATCGCTGTAATGCGTTTTTTGCTCATCTTTGGCATTGGCATAACTGAATGACGTCACCAGCCCCAGCGTGTCCGTAAATTCATAACGGTATTTCACGTTAATGCCCTTCAGGTCATCACTGCCTGGCATATCAGTATGGGTCTGAAGATACCCGGCGCTTAGTGTGGACTGATGCTCTGCTGCGCTCGCTGGCGTACCAGCGGCAACCAGCCAGACTACTGCGGATAGAATAACAGCACATAATTTACGCATAATTACCTCTCGCTTTTCTGCAATAAAAAAGGCACCATTTCTGGTGCCCGTATCTGGGTTATAAAATTCAGCTAATCGTGATGCCTGCAGTGGCTTTCTTCATCACAACAACCAGCAAATCGCTGATACTTGCTGTGGGATACCAGCCATTTACCAGCCATGCTGACACCGAAAACTCCAGCGTCATGTGACCGTGACCGGCAGGCATATCAATAACGCCACTGTAAATCAGCGTATTATCCAGCGCGGTACGGTTATAAATTTCAGCACCGTTTTTCCGCACTATCAGACGGCATGAGGAGTAAATATCAGTATGCTCTCTCTCATGCTTAGCGCCACTGAATGCCACAGCCGGAATAACAATTTGCCGGTCAAACGGCTGATCGTCATAAACCCTGACGGTAATGGTCCCTGATGGCCACCGCTCCGGTGCCCGGGAGTCACGGGGGAAAGCTTTGCCCACTGTTTTAACGAGATCGCCTTCAATCTGGTTCGCGGACAGTTTTCCCAGAACCCGGCAGTTCTCGTTAATCGTGACGTTGTTGAGCGTCCCGGAGTTCGCATTCACGTTACCGCTGATATCGGCATTTTTCGCCGTCAGCCGCCCGTCCGGTGTCAGGGAAAATGCCGGAGGATTACCGCCGCTGGTAATGGTGGGGGCCGTCAGGCGCTTCAGGAACACGTCGTTCATGAATATCTGGTTGCCCTGCGCCACAAACATCGGCGTTTCATTCCCGTTTGCCGGGTCAATAAACGCGATACGGTTAGCGGCAACCAGGAACTGGCTCAGTTTGCCTTCCTCCGTATCCTCCATGCTGAGGCCAAGCCCCGCGACATAATGTTTGCCGTCTTTGGTCTGCTCAATTTTGACGCCCCACATGGCATTCCATTTATCGTTGGCGTCCTTCCACTCTTTCGAAAACTCCTCCAGTTTGCTGGCGTTATCTTCCGTCAGCTCAAAGTTTTCCAGCAGTTCCTTGCCGAGATGCGTTTTATTGATCAACCCTTTATAAAAATTCAGATAACCTTCCGCATCATCGCTCGCCCGACCAACGGCCTCCACAAATGCCGATTTACCAACGGTGTTCACGCTGCGGATATAAAAGTAATAATCATAACCCGGCTTAATATTGCTACTGGCGGCTATCCAGTACAGCGCCGTACCAAGATAACGCGCGCTGGTTTCAACCTGCCTGATATCGATAATCCGCTTTTCCGAGAACCAGAACTCAAACTGCACCGTCGGGTCATATACAGCCAGTTTCGGGACCGCTGTTATCTGAAAATACCCTGGTATCAGTTCAATAGTGACAGGCGCTGCCGGTGCCGCAATCCGGAACGATACCGATGCCGGATCGCCCTGCTGCCCCCACGCATTTACCGCCCGGACCGTCAGCGTGTAACGCCCCAGCGCCAGTTGCCTGAAGCGGTATGTGGTTTCCGTCGTCCGGGCCGTGCTGACCAGCCGCTCACTGCCGTCGTCCGCTGTTACGGTCAGACGGAGCAGGAAGCTCACGCCCTTCACCACCTTCGGTGTGTCCCATCGCGCCAGCACCTGATATTCCCCGCTGTCTGCAGTGACTTCTGCGGCCAGGTGCTGCACCGCTGGCGGCGTGACACCATTCACCGTGCCGCTCTGGTCGCCGTCAAAGTGCGCCCCGTTATCCACGATGGCTTCTTTTTCCGGTACATGCTGCACGGCGGTGATGGCATACGTGCCGTCGTCGTTCTCACGGATACTCACACAGCGGAACAGGCGCTGGCGCAACGTCGGCAACTTCAGCCCCCACACGCTGTATTCTGCAACGCCGTCAGGAACCCGGCTCACTTTCACCTTCACGCCGTCGGTGACGGACTGGACCTGCACGCTGACCGGATTGCCACTTCCGTCAACCAGGCTTATCAGCGTGGTGCCGGAGGATGGCAGCGTGATTTCACGGTCGAGCGTCAGCGTCCGGGTCTGGCTGCTCACCGCCAGCACACGACCACCGGTGCTGATACCGGCATAGTCATCATCGCAGATTTCAATAACATCGCCCGGTACATGGCGAAGCCCTTCTGCGCCCACGCTGAAGTCCACGGTCTGCGTTTCCAGCAGCTCCGTTTTAATCAGCCACAGCCCGGCGCGGTGTGCCTGCCCCCGGCTGGTACAGCCAAAGGCATCCATCTTCGTGACATTACGACCATAACGGGCAATGGCCTGCGTGTCCTCCACAAGCTCTGTTGCCGTTTCCCAGCCGTTATCCGGGTCAGTCCAGTTCACCTCAACGGCATTATGGCGGTCCTTCAGGGCGCTGAAACTGTAGCGGAACGGCGCGCCATCATCCGGCATCACCACATTACTGCGGTTATAGGTCCACACATTATCCGACGGCCGGTCCTGCACGAACGTCAGCGTCTGCCCGTTCCATACCGGCATACAGCGCATCGCCGAGCAGAAATCACTGAGCACATCCCACGCCTTACGCTGTGTGGTCAGGTACGCATTACAGGTGATGCGCGGCTCCGTGCCGCCAAAGCCGTCCGGCACCGACTGGTCGCAGTACTGGCCGATGACATACAGCGCCCATTTATCCACATCCGCCGCACCAAGACGTTTCCCCATGCCGTAGCGCGGATGGGTCAGCATATCCCACAGACACCAGGCCATGTTGTTGCTGTATGCCGGTTTTAACGTTCCGTCCCAGATACCGCTGTATTGCCGCGTCTGCGGGTTATAGTTCGACGGCACCTGCAGAATGCGCCCGCGAAGATGATAATTACGACTCACCTGCTGGCTGCCGAACTGCTCCGAGTCCACCTGTACGCCGACCAGTGCCGTGTTCGGGTAGCACTGTTTCACATCGATGATTTCGGTGTATGACGACCAGAGCGTTTTGTTCAGCAGCTGGTCTGTGGTGCTGTCCGGCGTCATCCTGCGCATCCGGATATTAAACGGGCGCGGCGGCAGGTTATCCACCACCACTGAGGCCAGATACTGTGAGGTGGTTTTACCCTTAATGGTGATGTCTTTTTCCGTCACCCAGCCACCGTTACGTTGTATCTGAACCAGCAGGCGGACTTCCGATGGATTCCTGTCCCCCTTTGAGGTGGTTTCCACCAGTGCCTGCACACCGAAGGTAAAGCGCAGACGGTCGATGTTTGCCGACGTGATGGTGCGGGTGATCGGCGTGTCGTATTTCACTTCCGTACCCAGCACCGTCTCGGAACCGGAGGATTCAAATCCCTCCGGCGGTGTCTGCTCCTGCTCACCTGCCCGGAACACCACCGTAACACCGGAGATGTTGGTATTCCCCTCACTGTCCAGCACCGGTGTACTGTTCAGCAGCACGCTTTTTAATCCATCCACCGGACCTTCAATCGGCCCTTCGCTGATGGCATCGATCACACTCAGTAATTGCGTGGATTTCAGGTTGTCCTTCGCTTCGCGCGGGGTATGCCCCTTACTGCTTCCTTTGCCCATTCGTCATGCTCCATAAACGACAAAACCGCCCGGAGGCGGTTTCACATGAAATATTTTGCATCAGCGGCCAATCACCACAACCTGACCACCGTCCCCTTCATCTGCCGTGCTGATCTCCTGAGAAACCACACGAGACCCCACGCGCATTTCACCGTACAGAACAGGCAGAACATTGCCCTGGGCAACCATGTTATCCAGTGATGAGAAATAGGTGTTCTGCTTACCGTTATCCGTGCTGGTCGCTGTGGGCGTCCGGGCTTTCGGTGCCAGCATCTGGGCCACACCACCCAGGATCATACTGGCCCCTGCCGCATACATGCCCGATACAGCCGCGGCACCCAGCCAGCCCACAGGGTTCCACCATGCCACCGCAATCAGCGCCGCCCCCAGCACCACCTGAAACACACCGCCACTTTTAGCTCCCGCCAGACGCGGCACGATGTGGATCACGGCACCATTTGCCAGCGGCTCATTAAGACGGGCAGATAATTCGTTTTCGCCTGCATCACGCCCGGCAATGCGCACCTGATACCAGCCCTCATTCAGTTTCTGACGAAACGCCGGGAGCTGCGTGGCCAGCGCCCGGATAGCTTCGGCTCCCGTTTTCACACGAAGGTCGATGCGGTGGCCAAATCGTTGCAAATCCCCGTAAAGGCAGATGCGTGCCATGCCCGGTGACGCCAGAGGGAGTGTGTGCGTCGCTGCCATTTGTCGGTATACCTCTCTCGTTTGCTCAGTTGTTCAGGAATATGGTGCAGCAGCTCGCCGTCGCCGCAGTAAATGGCGGCATGATTCGGCACCGATGAACCAAAGCAGCACAGCAGCACATCGCCCGGTTGTGCTGATGACAACGGCACCTGATACAGCCCTGTGGCCTCCAGATTATCCAGATAGAGATTCTGACCGTGACGCCACCAGTCATCCCCGCGATGAAAATCCGGCATCTCAATCCCCGCCAGATGATAAGCATCCCGGAACAGCGTGTAACAGTCCGTCACCCCGTGCTCAAAGCGCCGCCCGGTAAGATGCGGCACACAGCGGAACTTATGAATCGCCCCCCGGCAGACCAGCCACCACGGCAAATCACTCTGCACCTGCAGCCGCCTGTCAGCCTCACTCAGCCAGGGCAGACCACCGGGGTGACTGTGGACCAGCGCCACAATCTCACCCTGCATTTTGGCCTGCAGCCAGTCCTCCGGCGACATCCGGAAATAATCTTCCGGCTCACCGGAGATATTCACGCAGGGGAAATATCTTTCCCCCTCCGGCGTTCTCACCACGAAGCCGCACGACTCCGCTGGCGCACATCGCCGGGCGTGCGCCAGAATCGCTGATTCTGTCTCTGTCATGGGATTTACTGCGAAAGTTTGTTGATGGAAAGGTAGCCGCCAAAGTTGCCGACGTTATTGCGAAACTTACAGCCACTCAGGCATTTGCTGCATTTATCTTTCGTGATATCGGACGTCGGCTGGTCATATTCATCCGCGACAGCCGGACCGCTATAACCGCACTCATCACCGCGATAGGTCCAGGTACAGGTGTTGGCCAGCATGATGCGCCCCGGAAAAACCGCACCATCCGTTTCCGTCGGCGTGGACAGTACAAAAGAAGCACTGACCGCACTCAGTTCGCTGCACTGCTCGATGCGCCAGCGGCTGATCACCTCCTGCTCCGGGTCGGCGTCACTGTTTCCGTTGACGAAGTTCACCGCATCCAGAAAACGGGCGTAAACCTTACGCCTGACCACCGTTCCGCCGACCAGACTCTGCAGGTCTTCCGCCATCCCGGTGACCATGCCGTGCAGGTTAGAGACCGTCAGTGTCGGACGGGCAGCACTGCCCTTACCGTTCAGTTCAAATCCCGTCCCCTGAATGGGGTATGCCTGATACTGCCGCCCCTGCCAGGTGACCGGTTCACCTTTTTCGTTCTGCTCATTACAGAAGAAATAACGATCTCCGCCGACCTCTGTCAGATCAATTTCCCAGAGCACGATCAGCGCGGATTGCTCCGTTTTAGTGCACTCATTGAGTGTTTCCTGCTGTATATCCTGCATCAGTGAGTGACCTCTTCAAAGGTACAGTTAAAATCGGTATACATGGCATTATCCGAAATGCTCCACTCCCTGCAGACAACCCGGACAGTCCTGTTGTGTTTTGGCGGACGCCACAAAAAAGCACGAATCCCGGCATGACGGGATAAAAAACTGTCCAGCGCGGCACGGGAATATTCATCTGTGACACGAAATACCGGTTTAAACGTTTTCAGATCCGCATTCAGACCACCAGCCCGTCTCTGTTCATATCCGTCACCAAACTTTACCGTAATAACTGATGGCTTTCGTGTCGTCTCCATCCCCTCACGGGGGATCCAGTTAAAAACTTCAGGCTCAGGCACTGTACAATCCTCCATCCCGACGCGATGACTGCATAATTGACACAACCCTGCTGTCGATCAGATCCACCAGTCCCCTGGCTGAGCGCGCATCTATCTCGCCATTGCTCCCTTGATTCTGAATGCTGATGTGATACACGGGAGAATAAACAACCCCCCCGCCACTATTCACATTGCCAATGGCTCTGACCCCAAGAGAGCCGTCCGCTGCCCGTGTCAGTGGCATGATAGCTTCAGGCCCGGCCTCGCCCATCAGCCCGGCACCTTTCGCAAAAGCAAAATACGTCGGTGTATCCACAATAGTGTTACTGTAAGCACTCAGATTTGCCGATGTGTAAACACCACCTTTTGCGTTTGCCACCGCCCCCGAAATCCATCCGCCGACCGTACCAAGCCACCCTCCGGCACCGGAGAGTGACTTCAGTCCGTTAACAATGGCCGCATTCATCAGAATTTTTGAAACTTCCTGGAGAATTGAACTCCCCCAGTTTCTCCAGTCCACAACATTTCCGGCCAGCGCATCGGAAATATTTGATACCAGCCCGTCCATAGTGGAAACGACAGCATCTGCCGCCTGCGAAGCATAATCGGTGGCACTGTCTGCCCAGTTGGTCAGCCCCTCCTGGAGTCCTGCATTCCAGTTATTACGTAAAGCATCGGCCTTTGCATAATAATCCTGCTGATCGCTGAGACGCTCTTCCAGATATTTTTTATTCAGTTCTTTCTCCTGTTTCCACAGGGCTTCTTCAATTTCTCCGGCCTGATACTGTCTCAGCAGCTCGTTATTTTTCTGCTCAAACTCATGCCGGATACTCCACATTTCCTGGAGTCGTTCACGCATCCGTGAGCCTTCACCATATCCCAGTAACTGCGCGTCGTTAGACGCCCGGGTACTGGCATTACTGTCCGCCAGGCTGCTTTCATACGCAGCAAGCTGCTCACGAATCTTTTTCTGGTCGATGAGTGCTGCATTCTGCAAAAGCGTTTTTTTCTGCGCTTCTGACAGGGTTGATAATTCGCCCTGACTGACCTGATATTTCATCTTAGCCAGTTCAGTATTCTGCCCTGCCAGTGCTATCTGTTCTTTTTGCTGTTTAATCAGCCGTTTATAAATATCTTCTGTTTTTTCCGCTTCGGTCTTTTTATGCGCTTTGGGTTTATTTGCCTGGTTATTTCGCCAGGCATCCAGTGAGTTATTGATATAATTCTGTCTGGCTGTCTGATACGCCTCTCCCACAAAGCCGAGATCATCCGCAGCATAGCCCAGTCGGGCACGCTCACGCGCTTCCCCCTTAAGGCGGGACAGAGCCAGTTCGCGCTTGCTGTTATTCAGTGCGGTCTGCTGTTTATCATCCAGGGTTGCCTGTGGTAGCCGTAACGGTACATTCACCAGCCCCTGTCGCTGCTGAAGTAATTCATTACCAAGCCCAAGAAGGCGATTAAACTCGGTATGCTGCCCATTCATGATCAACAGGGACTGATACGCTTTGTTTTGTTCCGCCGCCTGTTGACGGATCAACGCAACCCGCCGCTCCTCCAGCCCGGCAAGCACATCCTGAATGGATTGCGCTTTGCCCTGCATTTGTGTGAGACGGGACTGTTCAACTGCCAGTTGATTTGTTGCTTCTGCAAGCCCTTCTGTGACTGTTTTTACCGACGTCATGTGGTTAATCATAAAACCGTTATCGGTTGTCCAGCCCGGGTTTGCCAGCACATACTGATAGCCAGCAATTTTTTCCTGTAAGGATTTAATCTTACTTTTCTGCTCGTCAATTAACCTGTTTTGCTCATCAAGTGCCTGCCGCGTCTTTTCCTCATTATCTGACGCTTCAGGAAGCGACATTGCCGACGTTTTCTGGCGAATTTCGTCGATTTTTGCGGCATACTGGCGTGCAGATTCTCTGGCCTGCTCCTGATTCTGATACATCGTGTACCAGGCCGCGGCCCCCAGCATGACAAGCCCCGGCACCCCACCAACCAGTCCCAGTGCTCCACTTAACAGACGACTTCCCACTGACGTGACAGTATTCAGCGTTGTCTGTGCTGCTGTTCTGGCCGCAATATTACGGGTAAGTGATGCCTGGGCAGCAGCCAGTTTCGCTTCTGCGGCTGCCTGCCTTTCGGTACCGCGAGCAGCAACAACCGCCTGTTGCGCACGATAAACCGCCGCACGCGCCCTGGCTGTTGCTATCTGTGTCCCCCGGAGCTGCGCTTCCGCAAGAGCCACTTCGTTTCTGGCTGCAGTAATTAATCCGGCAGTTGCAGATCCAGCAGAAGACGCCATATTGCCAAAATATCGGGCTACCCCGACGGCAACCAGAGCACCGGCAGCGGTTGCCACAGTGTCAATATTGCCTGCAATACCATTCAGCACACCGGAGAGCGTCTTCGTCACTCCGCTTGCCTCGTTCGCACCACCAACCCAGGCCATAAAGGCGTTTTCAACTTTGGTTGCAGAGGATGAAACCGTATCAGGCATTGCCGCATATTCATCACGTAATGCCCCAAGCTGACTAATCAGTGCAGGAACAACCTTATCGGCGGTCAACTTTCCGTTATCCGCCATGGCCTTCAGATCCTTACGGGCAACCCCCACTCCCGCAGCCAGCGCACGAATAACACGATCGCCGTTCTCATTCACCGAGTTAAACTCTTCACCGCGCAGCACTCCCTGCGCCAGTGCCTGACTGAACTGCGTGATCACCGAACTGGCTTCTGCTGTACTGGCACCGGATAATTTCAGGCCCGTGGAGATCGCCTCGGTGACTTTCAGTACCTCCTCAGAACTGTAACCATACTCCCGCATGGAAGCTGCAGAACGGGCAAAAAGGCTGGCGTTATCAGAAAACGCCGTCCCCGTTCTCTGGCTGATCGCCATTAATTCACGCTGTGATGCCTGAAAATCATCACTGGACTGTGAGGCCTGCTTCAGACGGGCATTTACTGAATTCCACTCATCGGCGAAAGAAATAAGATGACCGGTAGCAAAAGCCCCGGCAAATGCCCCCGCCATATTCAGTGCCGAAGATTTAGCTGTATTTATCTGATCCGTCACTTCTGCCAGTGCACGCCGCATTTCACGGGATGCAGCAGCGGACTGCCGGCCTCCGTTCTGCATGGTACGGTAGTAATCCTGCCCCATACGCGAAGCCCGGGAGATCTCTGACTGGAATGACCGGGAATTTGCCGAGATTTTAATAATCAGTTCACGTAATGTCGCCACACTCATTCTCCGGACGAAAAAAAACCGCCGAAGCGGTTATGTTGACTCACTGAGACACTATTAAAAGCGCGTTTTCCAGTCCGGCAAATGGATCTGATACGCCTTCTGTCTGCTCCTTCTCCCACTGAAGAAGCGCATCATTCAGTGGCACTTTGACCCCCTGCGCACCGTAAACAGCTGAAACAATCTGGGCAGCCCGGATATCAGCCCGTTCGTCCCCCAGCGGGCTGAACCTGTCAAATTCTGCCCACATCATGATTTCTGATGCGGACATTTCCCGGCGTAACTCTGACAATGTGCGCCCCATCCTGAGCGCCAGCATCATCAGAAAACGCATCCCCGGAAGCGCTACTTTTTTTTAACCTCGCCGGCATCACTGATCAGTTCCAGAGACTGCCGAAGAAGCCGCGCATGCACCGGGCCATACACGGCAATCACCTGTTCACGATCATCCTCTGAAAATACGGGTTGCAGTCCGGTATCACACAGAACATCAATGAACAGTTCAACATCTGCCTCCAGATTTCGGCGGGCGCGCTCCGCAACGGATAACGGTGTCTCATCATCTTTTGCTTTAACGATCTCCTGCCAGCGCAACCAGGCTTCTGCAGAAGGTTCCCGTAACACAACCGTTGCTCCCTCCCATTCAGGCACATCAACGGTTTTATGGCGAAACCCCGACATCGTTGCCAGTGCCAGATTACGGATATTTTTAGTCATCACATCCATCCTCATTAACTGACGGTTACAGTGCAGGAAGTGGAGGTCACTTTGTTAACCGGGCTTGCTGAATCAGAAATCTCGCAGGTATATGCACCCGCATCACCGGATACTGCCGATGCCTTACTGAACGTTGCCGCCGTCTGTCCGGAAACAGGAGAACCACCTTTCTTCCAGACATAAGAATAAGGCGGCACACCACCCGCAGCCTCAACCGCCATTTCAAGTTTCGCTCCGGAAGCAACCCGCAGCGTGCTTTTTAAATCGGCCTTCACTTTCAGCGGCTCTGTCGTCAGCACAGGTTTACCTTTCAGGCGCAAGGAAAACGTTGCAGCCACAACACCATTGGTTCCTGCAGACCAGGTATGCTGACGCACCTCTGCCATAAAGGTAAATCCGTTGCCTGACGGAAAAATAACTTTAAAGCCATACGTGGTGTCATTGTCATAGGCACTGCGCAACGCGTTCTGGGCAGCATTCAGATAAAAGTTGCCTGACATGGAAATCTCTGACGCGGCACCAAGACCGTTAATATTTTCCTGCTCAACAGAACACAGCGTGGTGACATCAATATCCTGCTTTTGTCCTGCGGTAAACTGCACCTCTTTGATTGTACAGCTCAGGCCAAGATAGCTGGCAGAATCCAGGGTTTCTGCTGTTACCGGTGCAGACGAAATCATAATTTTCGTCAGTTGCGAACGCTCAAAATTAGAGGACATACTCGTCTCCTGAAAATAAAAAAACCCGCCAGCGGCGGGTGGGTAAAATCATTAATGACCTCAGGCTATTACCTGAAATTCAAGCGTGGCTCTGCTCAGACGGGAGTCAGGATCATAACCCTGCGTTTTAGAAATAACGGAGGGTGCCAGTTTTCTTACCGCATCAAGCGCCTGCTCACGAATATTATCTGCGTCATCAGGTACTGTCGCCCAGACATCGATCTGCACGGTAATTCTGGATTCAGCCTGCCCATCAAGCACATCAGATGCCGTGTCAGACACCACAGAAAACACCAGCCACGGCGGAGATACCGCAGGCTTTCCCTCCGTCAGTGGGACCACATAAGGATAAACCTGTCCTCCGGCCAGCTGAGACAACAGGGAATACAGTGTGGCCTCTCTCATTTACTTAAGACCTCATCAATAGCCTGATTCATTCGCTGTATGGCAATCCGTGCTGCCAGTTCCTCTGTCGTATCGAAAGCCGGGCGAATGAATGGATGCGCGGGCATGTTTATCGTTCCCAGCTCCACAAAGCGCCAGTAAAATGCATTTCGGGGATCGCTGGCTTTCATGCTGTTATCACTGTTTCCGGTTCGCAGGTTCCGTCCGCGAATGTGGACACCCGAGATAATTTCCCCCCGACGCTTTGAACGCTGAGTGAGAACAACCACATTTTTCTTCAGTTTCCCGGTTCGCTCCGGCGCACGTTCAACAACTGCATCCCGCATAACTTCAGCACCGGCACGGGTGGCATCGCGCAGAACCTTATTGTTTTCTGCCCTGCTGAGCGTCTCCAAATCCCGTGCAATATCCGCCAGGCCGGAAAAATCAAGACTGAAATCCATCACACATTCCCCTTCAGGCTGCAGAGTATTTCAAGCCGGGTAGCGCGTGCATCCGGTATTGGTGGACCTTCTATACCCAGAATGGCCCCTTTAAATGCACCGGTCAGCACTTTCAGACGTGAAGTCGCTGTCACATCGCGCCGGAATCTCATCCAGACTCTGACCGTAGCCTGAGCGGTTTCTGCTCCGCCTGAGATTATCTCCCTCCCGCTGATACCCTTAACTTCTGCCCATACGGTAGCTCCCTCCGTCACCGTCTCCACCGGATGCCCTGACGGAGAGCGGGCGGTGGTGACATTCAGAATAATTACGCGATCACGTAATCTGCCCGCCTGCATGTCTCCTCCTACAAAGGAATAAAACGATAAGGCTCCAGCAGAGAAGAAAAACCAAACGGGACTGGTGCCTTGCTGACATCTGAGGAATTTTCCCGGTTTTCGTACCAGTGCCCGACCAGCAACATGAGCGCCAGCAAAACATCATCAGCTATAAGCACCCCTTCAGGATCACCTTCCGGCACCGTCTCCTCATAAAGCTTACGGTTGATAAAATTTTCTGCCTTGCGGCAGGCAGCCCGGAAATACAGCATCAGTAACTCATCATCAGTTGCATCATCTGTATCAATACGGGTAAGCGTAAACTGACCGCCGTATGTAGCCAT